AACAGGAATCAATATTTTTTTGTAAAAGATAATACTGTAAAGCATTACAAAATAATCCAACTTCAAAACTTGCTATAGAATTAATTGCATCCTGTTTTTTGGGATCCATTTGTTCCGCTACATGGCCTTTGTCTAATCTTTTCTGTTGGCAAACATTTGGTTTTGTAACCAATCGTTGTGTTATGATTAAGGCATAAGAACAATTAGTAATACTATGGTAACTAGGAGGACGGTGCTCATATCTTTTAATTAATTGTTCATCGGATAAATTATCAACAGTACCTTCATTTCTAAGACACATAGCATAAAGTTTATCTTTCCATTCTTGGGCATCTGGGCCTATTACATGTATGCGATAAGGCATAAAGTTTTGTTTAGAGGGAGTAACTTTCCAAGCTTCATTGAACGACTCAGTAACTTCTTTCTCAATGTCAACGCTATTATCATAGGCATCCACATGTTTTCTGTTTGTAAAAAAGTCCATCTTAAAAACTTTCTTTGACTATTTTTATAATCTTGGCAATTTCTTCTTCTTTAAGATACGCATGGATAGGTAAAGATAGGACAGTATCAGCAACAAGACTGCTATTTACACAGTTATCTTTTTTGTATTCTATATTTTTATACATAGAGTTATTTGAAAGTGTAGTTTCATAATGTATACTAGCACCCAACGCATTTTTTATTTTCTTTCTTGTATCTTTGTTTTCTAATCTTATAACGTATTTGTGAAAATTGTGTTCTTGTTCTTCTATAGGATTTTGTGTGACTATAGGCAGATCTTTAAGTTCTTCGCTATATCTTTTAGCAATGTCTTGCCTTGTTTTCTGTGTGTTTAACATGTTTTTCAATCTTTGTTCTATGATCCAAGAATTGAAAACATACATTCTTGAATTATATCCTAACATAGAAAAGTCTTTATCCTTACCGTGACGTCTTAGTTTTTTGACTAATTCAGCTTTGCTCTCATTATTAGTCATGAACACACCTCCGCCATTTATTCCAGCAACAACTTTATTTGTGTTAAAACTAAAAGAACTGCAATGTCCGACACTACCTGCTTTTGTGCCTTTGAAGCTAGAACCTATGCTTTGTGCGGCATCTTCAATAAAGTAAATTTTGTGTTCCTTACAATACTCAATAATATCAGTCACGTCAACCATGTTGCCAAAAAGATGTGTATATATGATTGCTTTTGTCTTTTCTGTTTTCATTTTTTTGATACTATCTAAACTTATATGATATGAGTTTAGGTCTATATCACAGAACACAGGAGTTGCACCAACCATACTAATACAAGATGATGTTGATATCCAACTAAAATCAGTGACTAGTACCTCATCTCCCGGACCTATTCCGTGACTTAATAAACTGAAAGCTAAAGCATCAGTTGCTGTAGCCACCGACACCACATGCGGCCTTCCAGATAGATTTGAAATATATTTTTCAAAGTCTTCTGTGTTCTCATAGTTTGTTTGACTCATAAACTTATCAAACAGTTCTGCGTATTCTTTTTTATTTTCTTGGTATTCTCTATCCCATCCTTCGTATGCAATCATTTATATTTCCCTTACATGTTTAAATTTTTTGTTAGAAGTATCGACGTGTTCATCTCTTCTAACACCTTTTCCTTTTTCTTTTATTGAACATACTTGCATACACGCTGGAGGTCCAACGTGTCTTTTTAAGTTCTTATAAAATCTTGCCCATTCTTTTTTTGCTAAAATTTCTTTAATACTTTCATTGTCATCTAACTTACTTACAGCCATTAATTTTTGAAATTCTGGATCATTAGTTGTAGGCGGATCATCGCAATAACAACACGGTAGCAAGTAACCTTCGTTTGTCACTGCAAAAGGAAATCCGTTGAAACATGCTGGGTTCAATCTTACATTCATTTTCGTTTTACTTCCCTTACTTCCAAACTATATTGGTCTAAAGTTGGTTTAAAAGGATCGTTAGGACCTCGCCACCTTGAACTTATTAACTTGTAAAAATCAACACCAATGGAATCAGCCATATCAATTGCCTCGTCTATATCATTTTGATTATATTTAAACACTATGTATTGCCAAGTAGGTTTTACTTTTAGATAATTTACCGATTCTTTCATAATATTGAACAGCTTTTCGCCGTCTTGATTAATTCTATATTGATGGCTATCTTTTGGCAAGCCATCTATACTGAATACCCATTGGGCATAAGGGTGTGCCTCAAATGCTTTTATATACCATTTTAAAGATTTGACTGATGAAGCATTATGTATTTCTACTCTTACTTCACGATCATAGCACTTTTTTAAAAATTCTATAAACCTTGGATGATGTACTGGGTCAGATAACTGTCCTTCAAAATCTATTTTCATCATAAAATTTAAAATTTTTTCAAAATTACTATCTGAAAGATCATGACCAGGAACCTTCAATCCTCTATACCTGTACAAAAATTGTCTTGGACAATTAGGACATTCTATTGCACATCTGTGGGTAAGGTCTAAGTTTACAGCACGTCTGTTAAAAAATGGATTGTTTCTATTCATCAAATTGTCCTAATGCTTGTTCAATAGCTGTTATATCAGGTGTGCTTGGTTGTCTATTCCAATAAACATTTCCACCATCATTCATATTTTTGTCTCTTGCATAAATTACATTTTTATTAAAGTATTTACATTCTTGGAAAATCCTTGGTGCTGGATCAAATGTATCTTTTGTGTACACATAGGTATCGAACAAACTCATTAAATTTTTTACAGGAACAAATATATTGTTGTTTTTAGGATTTATGTAATCAGCATCATAAGTTAAAATACCATGATCTGGATATTGATCAATTACTTTTTCTACTGTTGCATAATATTTGTCATTAGTTCCCAAGAATAAGTGTTTGAATTGTATATTATCTTTATGTGGTTTATATATTTCAAAATTAATTGTTTTTTCAAAATGTATACCTACGCCTTCTGGATATACTTGTTTATCACATAAGTCAACTATCTTTGCAGGATCATAAAATTTTACAGCCAAAGGATATTTTGCAGGGTGATTTTCCGAATACACGCTTATTAAATTGCCACCAAACAAGGTTCTAAGAATCATTTGCTGTTGAATTGTGTAACTATCAAAGTCTTGGTAACTGAGAGTCATCATACTCCTACCCATAATTAGTGTAGCGTCACCTGTCCAACCGTCTAATGAATTAAACAGAACATTATGTTGGTGTATGTATTTGTATTTTAACACGTTAAGATAATCTTGTTGAGTAAAATTTCTGTGTGTGATAACTATAACTCTTGCCTTTATTCCTTTGCTATTAAGATATGAACAATATTCATAACTATAATAAAACAATCCATCTACAGGTTTACTTGTTACAACTATATTAAGCATTGAATTGTTCCTTTAACCAATCAAAGTCGTTTATCAGCCGAAGATCAGTCCTCCGAGAAAAGCCAAACTCCATACCAGCGGTAGCGCCTGCCAAAGCATATTCGCCATACTGTCTATCGTGTCCCACGGTTGTCCAAGTTTTGAGTCTTTCATTTGTTTCCTCCTCGTTTTGTCTTTCAATTGTTTTACTTGCTAATTTTGCACACTCTCTAAATGCACTTTTCCATGTGTTAAAAGGATCAGTGTTAAATGCAGTAATATTTGATATTGTGTCTATAACTTTAAAATTTTTTGATATACTTGTTGTCATGTCATTTGTGTTTATATCCATTTTTAGTGTTTTGTGTTTAGGTAATATTTTAACACCTCCGTAACCATATACTAGATCATTAATAGGATTTACACTTTTATATACGAACACTGTGCTTTCATTCCTATCTTTATCTGTCAAAGGTGTAGGTACAATAAAATTAAATTTAAAATTTAAATCAACTACAGCGTCACCGTCAACTACATAAAAATAATTTGTGTTTGCAATTTCAGCCGCTTTAACATGAGCTTGATGTATTCCTTTTACTCCATCAACTCTTTTTACTTTGGCTCCTAATGTCCCAGTGTAATTGAACCTGCCATAGAGATTACTGTAGTTTTGTTCAGCATTAGGTTCATTATAAGATATAAAGATTATATCATACATTTTTTACACTCCAACCAAAATTCGTGCAATTCAGGAAAAGTTTTATGAAATTTAGTTCCTCGCCTTTTATCATATTGAACAATCCATTCAATAAACATTCTTCTATTTTCCTGTGCAATAGTACCAAACTCGTTTGGTTTTTTAAATCTTGTTTCTAAATCATTGATAATCCTATCTAAGTCTTGAGTTTCTTTTTTATCAAATACTGCCTTGTTTGCTTTCATGTAACTTAATGCTGGATAAAGGTATTTTTCTACCATAGGTTTCGTTGCAATTTTAGCATCTAAAAATCCAGGATTTCTTACATAAGGAATACTGAGCCAAATTCTAGGTTTGAATTTGTACTTTAAATTTCCTACATACTTTACAAAAGGAAAAAATGTTGGAAAACTTAATATGTTGAACGCACTCATAAAGACGCAAACTGCTTTTGTATTTTCTAAATAGTAATTTACATTTTTAGAAAACATATCCCAGTCCATTCCAAATCTGTTATATTCAGCTTGTTCCCCCATGCTTTCTGCACTTACAAACAATGTAAATCTTTTAATACATTTTTTATCCTCTAAAGTTTTAATTTTCTTAACAAAATCTTTCCATTTGTTTCCAGGAGGACATGCGTTACTGTTTACAGCAAATTCTAAATTTGGTTGTGGATTTTCTAATAAATGATCTAAAACTTTATTTGTATGTTTGCTCATTAAAGGTTCTCCACCTGTAATTCTAAAAGTATGCATGTGTTTTACTGCTGTTGGAAACCATTTCCAAAAAGCTTCAATGTAAGGATTAGTTTCACGTTCAGGAATCTGTTTTTGATATTCATCTATTTGATTATATTTCCAACTGAGTCCTTTAAAGTTATATGGTCCATGCCTGTTTATTTCATCTCCCCATTTACTACTAAATGCAGGACCACAGTACCCACATTTAAAATTACACACATTTGAAAAACTTATTTCTACATACCTAGGATAAAAATCTTCTTGGGCATTAGCTTTTCTTATTTTATGAAAATCTGGCCAACTCCAATCATCTGCACTTTTGTATATTCTATCACTAAAATTTTCTGTGTTATCTTCTATTCTCCAGCAATAGTCACATTCACTAGGGCGTTCGCCTTGCAACATCAAGTGTCTTGTGTTTTTCTTAAATTGTGTATTATGCAATACGTTTGGATTATCTTTCAGCTCTTTGAGAGGAATAGCATGTGCTTTTACATGATGACAGCTATGATTTATTCCTGAACCCAAATGAATAGTTACCTGTGTCCACTTTGCAAGACAAAATCCTGGTCCAACTTGATTCAGTTTTTCTTTTACTTTTTCTGGACTGGTCATTTGTAATTGTTTTTCCTAACTGTACTATCATTTACGCTTTTAAAAAAATTGCTTTGTTCTTCATTAAGAGGTTGTACTGCAATTGGTATTTCAAGTTTATCAATAAGTTGATTACCTAAATTAAAAATTTCACTATGTAATACATCTTCAGGAAGCTCGTCTCTTCCTCCCCATAATTCATTTAAGCAATCAAAGTCTCTTACATTAACATAATCCCAATCACTACACATTGTCATGAACAAGCCTTCCCTTGCTCCATATATGGCCCAAGAACCGTTTTTGACATCTGCTCCCACCATGCACCAAATATACAACATGGCTAAATTTTTTTGATGGCTTTTTAAAAATTGCTCCTTTGGAATACGTGCTCCTCTATTTAATGCTAGTTTGACTCCTTCTCTAAAACCTGCTCTCCAGGCTTGGTAAGGTGTTGCATTGTTATGTACATTACTAAAGCAATCTGCCATCTGTACATATCTGGCGTCCCAACAAAATTCTATTTGTGCGTTTATGTTTTCTTTGTCTGCGTTTTCGTGTGTTTTCATATTCAACACGTATTGTTTTGGCCAACATTTAAGCCCACCGTTTCCATAAACCAAACCATTAATTGTATTCTTTCCACACCAACTTATAACACTATTCTCTAAATTTTCCTTTGGATCGAATTCAAGAACTTGATTAATAAAATTTTGATCTACTGTATTGTCGCCGTCTACTGTAACAAATCTGTCTGTTTCTGAAAGTTCTGCACAGGCCTTATGAGCGGCATCTGATCCTTTTATTCCATGTATACGCTTTGCCCAAGGAACCTTGCTTAACAAGTCTGTATAATTTTGTTCTGCATTTGGTTCATCATAACTAAGATATATTATATCTATTTCGCCGACATTAAGTTTCATATTTCACTCCACAGTCTATTGTAAGACAATTTGTGTATACACTAAAATTATCAAGAGTAAACTTATACGTTTGTTGCTTTTGTGTATCAAAATTTAAATGTGTGTACAACATATGAGGATCACCTTTTTTAGTAATACTAAATGCTAGTCTTTCTTTTATTAAATTTTCTAAACCTTCTTTTAATTTTATGTAACACGTTTTATTAATTCTGTCAATGACTAAGAATAAGTCTGCTTGATCGTTTTCTTTTACTTCTACAAAAGGAAAATCCTGTTCTAAATCTAAAGTAATTTTTCGCAATTCATATCTTTGTTTTTTTGTATTAAGCACAACTGCGTAATCAGACATTGTTTCTTTCAATGACGTAATCGGTTCTATTTCTTTTTCAGATACTTCAATGCTACTATAGTCTAAATCCTTGTTAGGCCCAACTGATTTTACTTCTCCAGTCTTCTTATCATAATTTACATATTGTTGTGTGGAAACTGCTACTTCAACTAATTGCATTGTATTTTTCCTTATAAGTTTCAAACACTGTATTACAAAAATTATTATCTACATAATGGAACAGTCCATGTTGTTTATAGTTTCCTATCTTTAAATCATCTCCAACAAAGTATTGTATTTCATTTACCCAACTATCTTGTTGCCAATCCACGTTCTGTATTTTAGATTTCATATGAACAAAATCAATACTAGACGTTTTATAATTGTTATTATTATTGTGTATCATACATATAGCATGGTTAACATCCATACTATCTAACCTAGGTGTATTTTTTGGCAGGTATTCTTTGTAATATGATTGCCAGTTCCTAACAATATGTTTTAAATTTTTATAATATTCCAAACTGTTGTCATTCTTTTTAAAATATTGATATGCATTATACACATTTGGTAAATTATTTTCTGTAAAAGTTTTTCTATAGTAATCATCGGTTACTGTTTCATTTTTGTATGTTCTAACTTTTTCAACAAGGCAAACATCGTATCTATTAAATATTTCCCAGTGATGTGATAGATCACTTAAAAATAACATATCTGTATCTAAAACAATAGTTTCTTCATATGGACTTACGTGATATGCTTTCCATCTATTCTGTGTGTCATAAAAACAAACTGTTTCTTCATGCCAAGGTATCTCAATTATATGATCAAACAGGTTTTCAAATTGTTTTTCAACTGTATCATTTGTTATAATTGAAACATTCTGTATTTTCTGTGTCAGTTTGATTGACATTGCACATAGACACGCTTGTTTTACATAATCTTTCCCAGATGCTATCATTACATATCCTTTTGTCATAGTAATCTTTCCAAACTAAATTTATTCATGACATGAACATTTGCATCACGTATCGAACCTAAAATATACTCGTTACGAGTATGTTCTTTTTCTAGTAAGAACTTTAATTTTTCTTTATCAATTTCAATTAATTCATCTCTATCAAGAGTGTAGTACATTTTTCCTGGCATAGGTTTTGCCCAGTCATTATCTTCAAATCCGTTCATCATGTGTATTCCAATACTGAAAAGATGATCATTCCTGAAATTTCTTGCATCTATATCGTATACCATTTTGTAATGATTCCAATTTTCACTTATGTGTTTTAGAAGATCAAAGAAAATCTTATGCTCTTGATTTTTTACAAAGTAAAAACATGTTGCCCAATAAAAAGGAACTCCTTTATCGTTTATGAAATCAAACTCTTTGTATTTTCTCCATGGACATAAATCTACTCCATGTCTGTAAATTTTAAAATCCCCATTAATAAATGCATCAGATAATTTATTGTTTGTAATAA